AATGAATGTCAAACTGTTGCGATTTGGGATACCGTACAAATAACGATGAACATTCTCAAACAGGCGATTATAGACTAGCCCATCACGAATGTATTCGGCCTGTTCGTGTATGCCTGTGTCCAAACTGACATACTGCATAAAGTGTTCGATTTGTGTATCGCACAGGCGTTTAACATAGTCATAGTACTTGTCGTACAGCTTAGATTCTACACTAAAGTTGCTTGTTACATTCAAGTGCAGGTCGGGTTTAGGTAAGGCCAACACATAGTCGAAAACTCGATACGTATTCCGGTCCATAAGCGGCTCGCCGCCAGTCATGCGAAAATGTTTCAGTCGAGGATACAGAGTTGGGAACCACTCCCAAAACGCTTCCACATACGGATTGTGCTCTCGGGCAGGTATGGGTCGTCTCTGGCCCACAAAATAATCAGGTGAGTTGTGAGGTACGCTAGTAGGAAATGCGCCGTAACGACTGGATTCGTCGGCCCAGCTAGAACTATACTGAGGACTGCAATAACTGCAACGTAGATTGCAAGCACTATTGAAGTTGACCTCCACGTAGCTAGGAACAACATCTTCGAGTCCGGTACTGTTTTTAATTGTGGCATAGTGTTCTGCGGCCCAAGGTTCTCCGCTCCTGTAGTGTCTGTCGCTTAGATTGCCCAAGTCTTCTTGTGTCCAACAATAGTTACATTCTGCGGGACGTTCATCTTTCAGCATTATGACCCGCTGCTGTTTCTTGTGCTCGGTGTTGTGTAGTGCGCCAGGATTCGCTTCGAGTGGCTCAACAGGAATTGCATGTAGCGGCGGATGATAGCAACTGTTGGTCTGTCCTGTAGTAAGGTGTAGGCTAACCTGCTGCCATTTGGCCAAGCACAGTGCTGGACCTAGTTGGTCCCGCATGTCCTCAGCTGCTGTCATGAATACACTTTTACTCACGAGTCATTATCCCTTGATTTTTAAAATTGCTCTTATAGTGATGTTTGAAGAAGCGACTTTGTTCTGCATTCAAAGAAGTAATAGGTAAACCCAGTCTAGTCTTTAATGCTCGTTCAACTTCATATGTGAAGTCTTCGCACATATATTCTATTGCACTGTATTTGTTCCAGAGTTCTTTGAGTTTTGTAAAGTCTTGGACTTCTGTGTAGTCCCAGTCTGCGAGCATTGTGAGATAAGTGCCCAGTCTTGCTCCATGGATTGCCATGTGCCCGTTTTCTACATCACAGCCAACTGTCTGCCAGATGCAAAGGTTATCGTAGTTCCTTGAGACCACACGCGAGTTGAACTCAGCGAGACTTGGTCGTGCGCCCCGGTCCAAACACATTTTAACACCCTCACGAAATCCTGCACGCCATGCCTGGAAAGGAGTTCCATTTGGATACGTAGTGGAGAAACAGTCCGCCATTGCCCAGTACTGCGGGTGAAAGCAAAATTCCACAAGGGTTTCAGCGGACCCGTCGGAGGCTTCGTGTGTCCGCATGTTACGAACAAAATCCTTAGTCCACGAGCTAAGTCCGCCATTTCCATATTGTAGTCCATTTATCGTGTTACGTGCTCGCCATCTAAAAACACAGTTGCGAGTATTGTCATCCAACACCAACTGCTGATTAAAAAATGCTGGATCCGGGATGTTGTCACCATCAATGAGGATAAATCGAGCTGTATCGCTTGCATCAGCGGCAGCTTTATGCGCCGCGTCTGATCCCAATACGCCATCGACTCTTTTTGCCCATGGTACCATGTTTTGTATAGTGGCCCAGAATTCTTCTTTTTTTGGTTCGTCATAGGTTAAGAATATTACATCCAAGTCTGCTACATCAATCTTTTCTGTATTCATAGTGTTCTGTATCTTCATAGTCGTCTTCAACTACAATGCCAGCATGGCCTTTTGCAACCAAAAAACCTGCTGTACTCTTACGTAATTGTACACGATATACTGCATCGCGGTCAATCTTTTTTAATTTGGCATCGACTACACGGTAATCAAAATATCGGTCATATTCATCTCGAGTGACTACCAAATAGTCGGTGTCCACAGGATGGTTTTGCATGGTGCATAGATAAATCTCGCCTTGCTGGTTGTAGTGTACTCTATGCTCTATGGCTTCTGGTGTTGTCTTATCCAGTAGAGATTCAAACTCAGCCCAAAACTCGTTGCTCATAATACTCAATCAATTCTTTGGTTGCGTATGACTTGTCATGGTAGTGTACAGGTGCATACTGATTTAAGTTGTTGATACGAATCACATCACCGTCACGTTCTGTCATCACAGTATCAATCCAACTGCGGGCGTCGCTCCAGCCATTGAAGCCAGACTTCATGTGTACAAAGTTGATAAAGTCCATTGAAGGCATTGTGACTGTTTCTCTGCCCATGATTTCTGCTGTGATGGCATAGACTACATCTGTGCTGGGTACGATAGTGTCAAACTGTCGTAGCTCTTGCGATATCTGTGCCCAGGTGTAAAATACGCTTCGTGCTACTGCAAAGAAGTCTGTGCTTTCTCTGCTGTATCTAAAATACATGAGTCCGTTGTAGACATCAGGTAAACTGTTGGCATCCAATGCTTCTCGGTATTTGCGAACTGTGCTTCTAAGGCCCGCAAAAGTTTTTGCACCAGTACTGAGACAAACGTTCTTGAGTCTAAAAGCAGTCCACCAGTGGTCAATGCTTTGTGTGAACAACAAGTCGCTTTCCAGTTTGATGGTTTCTTTGAATGGAGTGTAGTAATCAGCCGTGGCCTCAAAGCCGTAGGGTACGTCAAAAATACGATCTGTGGAATCCATAACAATCACATAGTCAAACGCTCGTCGATGTTGCGCTGTGACTAGTTTGTTAGTCGCTGGGTCCACAATTACAGCATAGCTGTTCTGTTCTTGTGTTGCCTTGATGTTTAGGCACTGTAGGTATGCCAGTTCAAGGTAGTTGGTATCTTTGGTGTTGACCGCGAAAGTCACAAACCCCTGTTGTTCTTTAAATTGTGAGCTCATTAACCAGTTCTCGGAAGTTGTCGGTTTGTAAGTATGTTTTGTCCATGACGTGTATATTTTGATGTGGTAGTACCAAGGCCGTGTTGGCTAGGTGTACATGTATCTGTGTTGTAGTGGCCGCTATGCGTTCAATTGGGCTAGACACTGTAAACATGCGCCAAGGTATGCCCTGTTGTTCGTTAACATGATATCCGCTCAATATTGTGTTAGCTATGGCAAAGGCATAGTCGTTGCGATAGTTGCCTTCTCTGATGTTGTACAGCAGACGATAATAGTTGTAGTTGCGCTGTATCTTGCCCACTAGTTCAAACAACATTTGGGCTCGCGGGCTTTTTCTGAATAGCACCACTGTGGCCCAGACAAATGGCAAGCTGGTATTGCCCATCTGTTCATAGCTGGGCCCATTTTCATCACTGTTGTGGTGCATGAGTTTATAGTCCCAATCGGTCTCAAACAGTTTGAGCAAACTATCATCAAGTACTAGATAGTCTGTGTCCAGCACAACGGTTTCGACGTAAGGACTGAGTTCATAGGCAAGATAGCGACCAAAGTTACGCCACTGTACGCCAGCATCCTCTGTACGAAACGTGTGTCCTTGTGGATCAACTCGCACAATCTGATCGTAGGCAAACACAGGCTCAGCATCATGATCAGTGACCAATGTAATGGGCAAGCCCAAGTTCTTTTCAATCAGTCTACAGGTTTGGTCAGCAATGGCTACGTAGTCGACTTGCGTGTTAAACGCAAAGACCACAACGCCTTTAGACTTTGCGGATACGTTTGAGTTCGTCATGTGCTTGATGCCAACGGTTCATTACTTTTTGATAGTGTTGCTGTGCTTGTACCAAAAACACTGTACGATCAATCTCAATGGGATTTTGGTAAGTATCTTCCAAGTACAGCTCGTCGATGGGCCAAGTGGCCACAAACGCCAACAGTTCGGGTGTGACTTTGAACAAGCCACCATTATAGGCAAAATGTAAATCAGTTTGGATTTTCTCTCGCAGAATCTGTTTGTTCTGCTGATAGCTGGTTGCTTGACGTATTTGGGAAAGTAATTGTTCGGTACTCATCTACACAGTATAACTGACTACTGTGTAGATGTCAAGCCAATTAGGAGATAGTGACAGTGCCCCAACTGTTGCTCAAGTTGGTTGTTTCTGGATAAACTACGTCAATACGGTGGTTCCAAGTAACGTTGATACTCTCGTTGAATGCAGGTGAACCTTTTGCTGCTGAGTAGACTGTAAAGTCAAGATAAACAATGTTACCCACATCAGCATTGGATCCTTGAACACCGTTGGTACGAAGGTTAACTTGAATATAGTCGCCGGTGTATGCCGAAGTAGTACTTGTAATTTTTTGTATAGTGGTACCAGTACTTGCGTTCCAATAACCAATTGCAGTATTGTTGGTGTTCGATGTTCCACCTGAACCGCTACGGCCACCGTTGGTAGTGCCGCGGATGGTACTGATGCTGCCCAAGTTGGTAGAAATAAGTGTGACCCAGTCGCCGGATCTGTTGGTGCTGTCGCCATTAGTTGCACTGATATTGACAAAGTTTAACTGTCCGCCTGCGTTAAAAAAGTAACGTGCCCGATCTGCACTGGCAAAAGTACAGGTGCGTGTAAAGGTCCAAGTCAGTGCGTTAGTAGTGTTAGTAGATGTAAAGTTAGGGCTAAAAGTTGAACCAGTTGTAGTTGATCCCTGGCTGTTAAATGACGATGCACTTGAATATGCTGTGTTGATACTAGAACTAAAGTTACTTAAGTATGTAACCAAGCTACCCGAAGTTGGTGCACCAATACCTGTACCTGAACCTGTTTGGTGTGTACGAATACTGTTTAGTGTGTTAATGGCGCTGGCCCACTGTGTAGCAGTTACAACACCAGTGGCGCTGACTTGACTCAATGGTGTTTGACCATACCCATATTGACCATTGCCAACTGCCCAAATTGTATTAATCTGGTTTGCTGTGCTGCTGGGACTTGTACCTACAAATCCGTTGTAATCTGTTGCTGCAATCAAGCCGCCTGAACTATATGACATGTTGTTTATTCCTTACGAATTTAATTTTACTACAGCTTCAACTGTGCCTGGGCCGAGTGTGTCTTTGTTTTCTAAACTACGTCCGATAACATTCCAGGTTGTAATTTCGCTGCGTAGACCTGCACGAGCAAAACCGTTTCCTGCACTGACCAAACGATCGCCTTTGCGTACTGTACCAATCACTTTAACCGGAACACGTCCTTGCACTGCAATTGGGGGATGAGTAAGATCATCGCCTACTCGACTGTTCATAACAAAGGCTGCTCTAGTACTTATGACGCCGAACACATCTTCGCTTAAATCTTCTGTTGCTGCGGTGATTTCTGCTGTACCACCCAATTCAACAACCGTGCCAGGATCATATACTGCATCTGCTTCAAAGCGTTCTGCCAAGTCAGCGTACTGTGCATGAATTGACGTACCGTAAATGTTGTTCCACCAGTTAGTAATGCTGCCTAAGTTATAGCTCAAGTTTGCACTAGGTGTAATACTTGAACTGATATTAGCAAATGTAGTGGGATTTGAAGGGAATGTCAAGTTGCCAGTAAAGTTAACGTTACCACTTACTGTCATTTGTCCTGTAACTGTAAGGTTACTACCCACAGTAAGATTGCTACCTACTGTGAGGTTACCGCCTACAGTCAAATTGCTGCCTATACTGGCTGCATTGGTTACTATTAAATTGCCAGTTGTAGCCGAACTGGTGATGACGTTGGCGGCTGCTACTAGGCCAGGCAAGTTCAGTCCAGGATAGACTGTAGTAAGACCACCAACCAATGCGGGCGATGCTGGGGTAAATGCCACAGAATCGCTGCTGAATACTCCAGTGAATTTGTTGTTGACTGTGACATTACCCACATAGTGCGTGGTACTGACGTTGTCAACCACATTAAACTGGGCCAAAGAAGAAGTTGCTGGGGCTACGTTTGCTGTGTATGGGCCAATTGGAATCCAGTTGGTTCCGCTATAGACATAAAATTGAGTCTGTGTTGGATTCCACCAAAAGTCTCCCACAACGGGATTAGCAGGTGCAGTTGCACCAGTTTGACTGCTGCTGATAATTTTCCAGTTGGTGCCTTGCCAAACGCTCAGATGCTTGTTAGTACTGTCCCACCAGAGCTGACCAACCAATGGGTTAGTGGGTGCAGTGGCACTACTAAAATGTTCCATTAGGTGAATGAAGTTTTCGTTAAAAAATAGTCCGAACCCAGTGAAGTTCCTACCAATAAGATTTAAGCTAGTAGTAGTTGAGTCTTCGGTTCCATCCTGTAGTGTTAATAGAGGAGTTCCGTTTGTCAACGTAATATTGTAGGCCATTTGTATCTTTTCCGTTTAATTTACTTATTTATGCAAATTTAACCGTTGCCCCATACTATAATTACTGCCCCTGGGTTGCCATCAGCTCCGGTTTGTTCAAAAACGTCTGCTCCTGCACCACCTTGTCCAAAAGGACCATATACTTGAGAAGCCACAGTGATAGTTACACCATTGTCGCCCCCTGCCCCTCCGCTGGTAGCTCCATAGGTGTTTTGTGGTTGTGTCGCGCCTGTTGCGCCTGTTGCGCCCCCGGGACTGCCGCCGGCTCCGCCATTTCCGCCTGCCATAAAGTTCTCCTTATTGAGTATTTAACTGATCCCAAAGTTTTGACAATTTAGGGTAGGGATCAAGTCCCGACTGATCAAACAGATTTGCTGCTTCAATGACACACAATGCGTTAAAATCTTCTGCGCTTACTTCAATTTGACTACCATCTAGAGTAATCAACTTTCCATCAAACTCTCCAATATAAGATTCAAGTATGCCTGGGCGCGGGAGTTGACTGAATAATTCCGACAGCTGGGTGGCCTTCTCGCCTGCCACTGCTGCTATGCGTGGTTTATCTTCGACTGTCAAACGATTATTCCACTGAAAAATATTGGTTCCAAATAGGCTGTGTACTGCGCCAGCATTGCAAATATCTTGACTTTGTCCTGCATATTTTAAATGGTCGTATGTTCTTAGCAGGTGCCCTGTTAAACTGTTAGCAGAATGTGCGGTATTATCTGCGTTTACCAGGGACAAAAATTCTTGTATTTGATCTCTAACAGGGTCTATCGATTCGGCAGTAGTTATTTTAAACATCAGCGTCACACGCAAACTTGCACAAGCTCTAGTTACACCTTTGGCAACATGATATACATTACCATCAAACAATATGGCCTTGTTGCGTTTAGGTAATTCTGCGTACAATACTTGATCTTTATCGTAGAATACAGTTTCACCGCCCCAATCTCTTTTCCATTCTTGATTAAGATAGACCAAAAGAGTTTTATCTCCGTCGCGAATTGAATCTTTATGAGGGTAGCCCTCAACACCGTAGGTGTGCCCGTTTATGTAGCAACGTACCAGTCTTGCTCCAGCAAAATGATTTTCTTTTATATAGTTCCAAGCTGACAAAATTGGATCTGTCAGTTTATCAACTACATCTAGACCATTTTCGCCGCCGGCATTAGTAAAGTCAATGTTCCAATGACTAAATGGTATATCTGCTTTTCTAGTTGCACGGCTTCGCCAACCGTAATGCCAACCACGTTTTACTATTTCTTGATCAATTTGAGCTAGAATGTCGTGCGGTAGGAAATCATTAAAAGTTTGAATATTCATAAGTTGAGTGGGTAGTAAATTAACAGCCGCCGTCACCGTCAGTACTAGATACATCACCTGTACTACCCCAGCCGCCGCCGTCCCACGATGGTGGTGGTGGAGTATTATCATAGCCACCTCCGCCTCCAGCGCCGCCAGCCACCGAAACAGTACCAAAACTACCAGTAATAGTAGTGCCACCACCGTCGGTGCCTGCCGAAGGATCTAGTAGAGATTTTGTGGTCCAAATAATATTAGACATAGAATCTTGTACTGTTACTGCAAAGCCGCCAAGACCATTGGTTTTCGACGATAACATTTTTATACTGTGTATGCCTTGTGATAAACTCACTACCGCGGTATTTGATGTAGTGTATGAGTTTGCCGTAATCACGGTATTATTGTCAATGCTGACAATCATGCTTTCGGCAACTTGACCAGACACTGTATAATTACCAGAAGTCGGAATAATCAGTTCCCTCACTGATGTTACGTATCTGCCGTTTGGAACTGTACCAGTTGGGTCTGTCCAGACTGCATAGCTATTCATAAAACTACTCCACAGATAACTGGTAATTGGGTAAAAAATACTGGTATTCTTACTACCTGTACCGCCAGGAACACCGATAGACACAGTCAATGTTTCGCCAGGTGTAACTGTTAATGTCTGCAGACTATATCCACCAGAGCCACCACCGCCACCACCACCGCCTTGTCCAACTTGATAGTTAGAGACGCTGAGACCACCACCGCCACCACTGCCTACTGCTAGTACTCGGATACTGTAGACATGCGGAGGAACTGTTAAGGTATAAGTACCTGGTGTTTCGTAAATAGCATGTCCACTGACCAAGCCTACGTTAACAGTAACTGGTATTTGATAACGCGGTAAATTAACAGCGTTAGTGTAAATTACCAATTCATCGTTATAGGTACCAGCATTCAATGAACCAACTGGAGCTAAAGATATATTTCCTGTGTTACCAGTAAATGTATTAAAGTTAAATCCAATATTAATAGCCGAAAGATTGAAGGGCGAAAAATAACCAGAGTAACTGTGAGCATTTGTAATTAATAAATTAGCACCGTTCCCGGTGTTGATAATCTCAACAGTTTGAGCCACATTTGTTAGCCTGCCGCCGGGCGCTGGATCTCCTTGGTAGTAGAACAAGTTTGCTATTGAAGATACATTTGACCCAATGTCTGCATAGTCGGGTCGTACATTAGCATACACTGGATAAGATACATTGGCATAGCCAAGATATCCAGTATACATTGTAAACGCTAAATTTCCAGTAAAGTTACCAACTACATTGCCAAATATTTGTGTAGTGATAGTGGTACTTTCCCCGGGTGTTAACAGTAAGGGACTTGTAGGAAAGTTGTTGGCTACCGTGGTGTAATTATTTTGACCGCTATTGATATTGTCGTAGGCCACAATAGAGTTAATTACTAAGTCATAATCGCCAGTATTGGTTACCAATACAGATCGTGGTTGATCAACGTAGTGCTGATACGGAATTGAATTGATACTAGGTACGTTTGGGGAGAACACTCCTGCTGGTGTTGGATAAATCCGTTCCCATGTGCCATCCTCGTGTGCTACCCACCCAGTCTGCACAGGATGCCAGGTTCCGTCGGCATTTTTAATCCACATGCCCTTGAGCGGGAAATTTACCTTGGCAAAATTTGTTATAAATGTGGTCCCTAGACCATATTTGGCTGCTGAACTAGGTATAGTCATAATTTAGATTTGGAACCAGAAGTCTCCAGGATTACCTGTGCCGTTGGTCGGAAGACCGTTGCTTATTGTTCGACGACTGCCAAACCAAGGTGCAGTATTTCCGTTAGCAATAGCATTTTGCACAGATGACATTGTGGCCAATTGTGCTGTGTTTGCACTGGGCAGAGAAACATTAGGCGCTGTAGGTATGCCTGAAAAAGTTGGACCGTAGCTTGGTGCCAATGGTGCTATGGCTGTAGCAATACTGTTGTCGTTATACTGTTTGGTTACTACACCCAAACGACTGACAGGATCGGCAGCAACCACTACTTCGTTAGTAGCACCGCTAATGGTAATCATTGCTGTACTGGTGCCATTGATGTTTGCATAAAATCCAATATTGCTATTGATGATGTTATTTACAACACGTACAGTTCCGTTGAGTCCATTACCAACCACTGACAAATTACCAACAACAATATTACCATAAAATGTGCTGTCAATATCAGTACGAGCATAGTTTACGGCTGCAACATTGCCCAACTGTTGTGAGTTAACTGCTGTACCGTGAAACAGATTATTGGCAATACCTGAGGCCAGCGTAAGGCCAGGAGCAATAGTTGTAAAACCAGTGATTGGGGTTGATGCACTCAGTGTAAATGTTGCGTCATAGCTGCTGACTGCCACTACATTGTTGTTATGATAAAATTCAATGATAGTATGATTAGTGCCAAGAGTGTCAATTACATCGGCAACAATAGCACCGCTTAATCCATCTGTTGCTTTGTATGCTGGGCCAACAAGAGTGAATGAGCTGCCATTCCACATGTTCAATTGTTGATTGATACTGTCCCACCATTGCGTTCCAACTACAGTTGTAGTGGGTGCTGTGCTTGATACAATAACTGGGCTAACTGGAATAAATTGTGTACCAGTGTAGATTTTCAATAGGCCAGTGTTAAGGTCATACCATAGTTCTCCCTGCAAGGGTTTGGCAGGCTGTGTGGTGCTGGCTTGATTTTGTAATAACTTGATAAAATTTTCGTTTTGATAAAGACCATACAGTGGATAGTTTTTACCAAATAGATCTAAGTCAGTGGCATTTTGTCCAGGATTAATATCTGGACCGTCGGCAGTGCCATCTTGTATTGTGACCAGTAGCTGTCCAGTTGTTGAATTAATATTGTATGCCATTTATTATCCAATCGCGCTCAAATTAGTTAGAGTTTGAATACGTACTGTGTAGTCTACTTGAATAAGTCTATTTGATGATTTTTGTACAGGGTGGAAGATAACGTGTGTTAGCATGGGCCCTGTGGTTGTTAGGCCACTTGATCCGTCGGTGCTGCGACCAAACAGTCCCAATTCATCAAATGTATATGTATCTGTCAGTGTTTGACTGTTGTCAAATGCACTTTGTCCTGCAGGTTCGCCGTAGTCTAGCAAACAACTTACTAAAATATCTGTGTAGACTTGCCCAGGAATGTGACGAACTTCAATATAGTTCTGTGCAGGATTGCTATTGGCAGGTGCAGTATCATCGACTACTTTACTGTAGGTTGCACTATACAAGTTGCTATTCTGCCCTGTGGTGTTGGGAGGCAGATATGTAATTACACCAGTTGGGTCAACGCTAGTACCGCCATTGCCAAAGTGCATTTCGTAGATGAAATTTTGTCCCTTGTTTGCCAACATGTAGCCCAATGCTGTACTGATGTTTTCATAGTGAATAGCGTTGCTTTTGTTAATAAACACTTCACCAGTTTCAGGGTTGAAAATTTTAATGTGACCGCGCACATAAATTCCACTTAGATCATCTGGCTGGCGTACTGTATCTTTGCTCATGTTTGGTTCTCTAGTTATTGTATATTTATCGTTAAATTCTGCCTACAACTACTTCTATAACACCAACTTCGTTGCTGTTGTAGTTGCCCAGTGCTTTACCTATTACTGTGCCAATTTCTGGATCATTATTGGACATGGCCACCCCAGGAATTGTGCTGGTTACCATGCGGTCACCACGTTTTACTGTGCCAACTACGCGGCAAGGTACACGGCCCGTTAGTGCCAGTGCCACAACGTGTTCTCCAACTAACTGTCCATTCATTAGGTAAGCAGGGTTGGTAGAAACAACACCGGCTACAGCAGGATCATTTGCAGTTTGACTTACTGTAACTTCTGTGTCTGTGCCAAAAATCATCACAGTACCAGGTGCATACACAGCGTCTGATTCGTAACATTCTGCCAAGTCAGCGTACTGTGCTTGTATACTGGTACCATAAATTGTATTGAACCAGCCGCTGGCTGATCCAATATTTACTGATGCGTTGGCAGTTGGGAATATGCTGCTGATGTTCAATCCACCGCTCATGGTCACGTTAGAGCTGGTAGTTGCACCACGTGCGGTAACTGTTGCTAGGGTATCTGTTCCAGTGTATACTGCACTCCAGGTAACTGCACCGTTGGCACTTTGAGTAATAGTGATGCCAGAACCTGCTACATAAACTGGTTGTATTGTCCACCAATTTGTGCTTGATTTAGAAATTAGTCCTACCGTAGCATTGTTTGGTACCACTGTGCCTGTGTTTATACTAGCAGCTTCAATTTGTTGTCCCGATGATGGGTAAACTGTAATACTTGATCCACTATTGTTGGTAACTGATATTTCACGTCCCGGCACGGCCAACGGTAATCGAACTCCGCCTGTGCCACTGACAACAAAAACGTTGTCTGTTGTAATTTGAGTAGCTGTGTTTTGATTAGTACCTGCTGCTGCCACATTGGCAGAGCTGAACAGTATTGCACCACTTGTAAGTGTTAAGTTCCCAGTGATTACTTCGTTACCGGCTACAAAAGAACCAGCGGAATACAGATTACCATTTGTTACAAGATTTCCAGCATAGACATTACCTGACACAAACTCAGACCCACTGGTTATTATGTTTGATTGGGCAGTTATATTACCTGACGCTGTGATAGTTCCCGTGGTAAATGTTGTGGTACTCAGACTAGAAGTGGTCAACGTAGTAAAACTGCCCGAAGATGCTGTAATGCCTGGTAGGGACGCAGTTGACACATAGTTTTGCAACGAAAGAGCGGTGATGTGTCCGGTTATCCCCGATGTTTCGACTGGCAACAGGGTGTTATCTGTAACAGAATTCTGTAACGGTAAGTTGGTAATCGTAATTGTCATTTTAAATTTCTATGCCTTTTGTATATTTATTTAGGTCAAGTTCTTGATAAATTGTGCTTGTACCGTTGTAGCTCCACCCAATCCTGTTCCATCTGTTACAGCTCCTGATGTAGGACCTGTTGTTTGTATGATGTTTCCGGCTGCTGGACCCAGGTTAGCAACAAATATTGATCCAAAATTGTCTGCAATACTAGTAGCCGCATTGCCCAATAAGTTTAGCCAAGATGTAGTATGAACTAAATTTCCCCCTGGGATAAGTTCATTTATACCTGCTTCTACTACGCTGGTTCCTGCTGTGTACACGTTGGCTGCGCCAGTTCCGTCAACAGCGCGACGAATGTTAAACAGTACGTTGTTGACTGTGTCCAATCCCCAGAACACAATCTTCTCACCGTTTATGTAGACCACGCCAGGCACAAGACCTGCTGCATTAGGAGCAGTAAGAGCGCTGGCATTTGTCACGTGAATGTTACTGTCAGTGACACTCAAGTTTGCGCTCAGTGTAGTTGTATGGCTTGCGCTAACTCCGTAGTACTGAGGCCACAAACTAGTATTAGTGCTTGCTGAATTTGCACCCATGTTATGTACTATACGATAACTAGCTGATGTCAAACCGTTGTTCAACTTGGTTGTGACCAACATGTTCAAGTTATCGTAGGTTACACCAGGAATCAATTCTTCAGGAGCATGACTACTATAGGTATCGTAGTAGGCACCGCCATCTAAATTAATAGCAGTATTGCTATTAGTGTAGGTATTATAGATGGTGCTGTCCAAGTACAGAGGATTATCGTAATCATAGTACTTCAATGATAAGTTAGAGCCCAGTGTGGTAGTTGGAGGTAGTCCGCCAACAATGATTCTCCATGGATCAACTTCGGTGATGGTCAATTGATATTGAGTTGTAGTGTCACGATTGACCAATATCAATGGTTCTCCTACTGTATAGTTCAGTGCAGTAAAGTCCAACAAGTTTTGATTTGATACTTGGTTAAACGATACATTGGCAGTTACCGTAGTGGTCAAGTTTGCTGAGTTGGCAAAAATATAATGAGTGTTGTCAAATGATCCAACTACATCGATCAATGTAATAACATTACCTGTGCTGGTATTGTATACAACGCCTGTTGCTCCAGTAGTTGCTTGAGTAACAATGTTTCCAGTGTAAACAACCACTGCATTGGCAGTGTATAAATTAACAGTTGGAATAATAACGTTGGCACTATAGATAGCACTGGTGTTGGCCCAAGTGTACATCAAATTGCTGTTGAATACACTACTGTTGGCTTCAAATGTTACGCCTTCTACTGTAACACCAGGATACTCTACTCCCGACATCAGCTGTGCCAAATCTTTGCCTGGCATACTAGCAGTTGGAGCGTAGTATGCTGTGACACGATCTGCTGCTGTACCAAGTTGGTCCGCGGTCAATGCAGTATACTTGGTATAGTCAAATAGATTGTTGACTACAACTGGACGAACGTTGCTGGCTATGCCATTTACTGCAATATTGCCCGAACGGCGTACAAAGTTATTGGTCAAATTGGCTACAGTAATCAATTGCAAGTTGCTGCTAATTGCAACAATTTGAGCATTGGCTGTGGTATTGGCTTGTGTAATATAGTTGCCAACGCTGGCACTTATGTTTCCGCTCAAGGTCAAGATAGCAGTACTGTAGACATTTGCAGTTGCTTGATATGCCTGTCCATTGTAGCTCACAATGCTGCTGTTGGCTACAGTGATATTTGGTTGCCATGTAACAACGTTGCTGGTATAGCTGACACGATCAAAGTTCATTGTAACGCCCAATGAGCGTACTGTGTTGTAACTTTGATTTACAAACTGTGTATAACTGGTGATAGTAGTTACATTGGTATGTAAATTGGCAGCATCACTGTAGATATAGTCAGTGGTATTAAATGTGCCGTTGGTGTCAATCAAGGTAATAACATTACCGGTACTGGCTGTGTACACAGTTCCGTAAGCATTAGTATTGGCTTGACTAATGATGTTGCCAACGTAGGCTGAAACATTGCTATTTGCAATCAGTGTTGTAGTTGGCAAACTCTCAATCATGTAGTGATTGTTAAGTTTTGCATAACCTGCCGCGCCTGTGCCAGTGCCGTTGATAAAGATGTCTGGCTGACTTGTGTAACCTGATCCTGGATTAATAACTTCAAATGCTTCAATCAGACCAGTGCCAAAGTTGACCACTGCCTGTACAGTTGCACCAGTACCGCCACCACCTAGTACTACAACATCAGGAGTTAAAACATAGCCGCCGGCTACAGTTGCAGCAGATACTGCGGTTGGTGCCACTTGTAGGTTAGCACCTTTGGCATACAAGTATCCATTATAGCTGTTGACTGTGGTAACTGCTGCGTTTAAGTTGGCACCATTGGCAAAGATAAATGTATTTCCGCTGTTGGTGAATGTACCAGAGACCCCAGTCAACGCAATAGTATTTCCTGAAATCTGGAACAAATTACCACGTGCTCCCGAACTTGGTTGTACAATTACATTGCCAACATTCATGTAAGGTAAGTTAGTGCCAGTGATTGTTAGTGTCTGATATGCAGTAACAAAAGTTCCAACCACGTTGGTCACGGTTATATTGCCACCTAGTCCGTTTACTACAGTACCCGAAGCAGTTGCCATGACCTGCACATTTCCTAGCGGACTCACTAGAGGGCCAAACAATGGTTGTGTAATCAATTGTCCAGTTGACAGTGATTCGTATCCGTTTACTGTCAGTGTGGTGATCAATTGCCCGCCAGTGTTGGCCACAGTGACGTTATTGATACTGTAGGTATGATTGTTATACCATTGGTTGTACTGTGGTAAAGTACTCAACCATGTGTTGTCAAAAGTTTCAGTACCGTTGGGGCTGCGATATCCGCCAAAATCAGCGATATATGTACTTGGAATATCAAAGTCAGTGGTATCACCATAGTACTCGTCGTTGCCTTGATAGTCAATCAAGTATTCACGAATACTGGTTCTATAAGGTTTGACTTCATTGATATAGCTCTCGTAATAGGTCTGATTATCTGGTACGTAGTTAGCTGGTTGATCCAGAGTACGGAACTTGTGCAGAATGCTGATAAAGCTAGTTTTAAATGCCCAATCAATGCTTGGTTGTTCTGTCAAGATATAGTTGATCAAGAAGAAGAACATCTCATTGTAACTGGCTTTTAGCGTATCAATGAATATGTAGTTCTGTAGTGTATCAAAAATAATACGTATTTCGTTGCCAGCAACATCAGTTGTATACAAGTTGCTGTTCAACTGTATAGTACCTTGTTGAATTCCAACTAGACTTGTAGTTGCATCGCTGTTTACACGATAGACAACAAACTGACCGTTGCCGTTGTTTAACACTTTAACTGTGTCACCAATGCTCAACAACAATGCTGCAACATCTGCCGTAGTGTTAACTACATAAGTAGGCAATACTGTGTGATCATAGCTGCTGTCGTACCAGTCTGCCTTGCTCCAGTAGAATGGTGTATAGTAGCTCTGCACAGAGGTCAATGCCCAGGCAGTGCCATTCCACGTATAAGTAGTCCACAGTCCTTGTTGAGTCTCGTCTGCCAAGACCAATGCTACATATCCTGCTGCCAAATAATTAGTTTCTACATAGCCAAGCTCAGCACGAGTACCAACTTGCAAATCATAAGTTGACTGATCAGGCAATGGTGCAGATTGGTACAGTCCGCTGATATTGAATTCTTCAACAATAGGATACTGTATCAATATGGCGTTGATGTATTCAACCCAATTTTTCAATGCTGCTGTTCTGTTGACAAACAGAGTTTGATTTGGATATACACCAAGACCAATACGACTTTGTGGTGCCAATGATGCATCAGGCACTGCGGCTCCGTTAAAGTCGATGCCACTTAGGCTATCAACTAATTTTTCAACAATGCGTACAGGTACTGGGCTATTAGCGTTGCCTTCTTGTACCAACTGATATTCACTGTGAATTATATTGGTATTCTTCAATGTATCATAATCTACATGAAGTACAGTACTGTTGCCACTCAAGTAGTTGCTGATGCCGTGTAGACTGATTGTGTCATCACGTAGTACCTCAGCATAGGCAATATTCTGCGCTTGCGGATTGGCAATCAAGTCTTGAATAGTACTGATGGTGTTGATGTGTACACTTTCAGGTTCAATACTGTTTTTGCCAGTTACCCAATAGTAATAGGTAGTTGTTGCCAACTTGCTGTTAGGATTGATTGTGGTAACCATGCTGTATGCACGATTATCGGGATACAGTGCTGTTCCTGGTCCAGGGTACAGATTAGGTGGCATATCACTTGCTACCCATTCGCAGACCTGTATTTGACTACCAGGGAATGTTGCGCCCCAGTTGTTGGCACGGTAGGTCAAATTGCCTTGTTCGTAATCTAAATAGCGTACTGCGCCAGTATTCCACCAAGTTTTTGTAACATGCTCTGGTCCCCAGAAATAATCAACACCATTGGCAAGATTAGGAGTTGAGTCAATTCCGCTGACTGCGTTATAGCTGGCTGGATCATAGGATGTAATATAATCTAGATCTTCTTGGGCAGCACCTAATATTTTGCCTTTTGCTGGGTCAATGTAGTCCAAGTTAGTGATGATTACATTGGTATTGGCATTGTACAGATACATTCTGCCGACACTGTTAATGTCAACTTTGGCAGTTTCTTGCTCAACAATATCCCAACCCACGTTACCGCTGAAATTGTTATATGTGTAATATGTACCTGCGCTTGGAATAGGTGTGTAGACGCCGCTAACAGGATCGAACGTCATTGTGTTGCTGTCACCAGGAGCACCAATCAACATGGTGTTGCCGTTCATTGCCACACTGTAACCAAATTGATCATTGCTGCTCAATTGATTATTTTGTAAACGTTGAATCAATACATATTGATCTTGTGCTTGCCCAGACAGTGTACCGTTTACAAGACCGTAAACGTAGACCATACCAGAACCTTCAATGGTGTCAACAAATATTTCAGTACTGCCGTCGAAATTAGTAGTTGCTGCGTCAAACGTTGTAATGTTTTGTGTACTACCACCATTGGCTGCAATTACCAGGCTTGAGCTGTCAGAGCTGGCCATGACTTGGCTTCCAAATTCTGCCACGCTGTCTTGTGCAGGATGTTGCAGAGTCTGTACATTGTTGTAGGCATTCAAGCCTAGATTAGCCAATAGTGTACCAGATCCTGAACTCAATATCAAACGTTGGTATTCAGTTACTACATTGCTGGTGATGGTCAGTGCATTGTAGTCTGTTGTAATTGCGCTGATACCAGGAATGTTTGCGCTGTTGACTGCTGCTGCAATGTTGGCCACAGTGTTACCAGTTACAGTAATGTTAAATCCATTGATACGGAAGTTGTCGCCTGTGTTGACAATTGGAGCATAGTTTGTGCTGCTAATGCTGCCATAGCTGGCGCCTTGGTTTACAAAGCGATATACGATACCGCTGTAGTAGCCAGGTACGCTGTAGCCAGGGCTGGCAACATAAACGTCTGCATCATTTCCGGCAATGTAGGTAGTTGTGCCAAATGCTGCGCCACTCTTAGGTGTAGGTGCTGTTAGTGTTTCTAATAGCTGTATCTTGTTGGTTTCAACGTTGATCAAGCTGCCAATAACGGGTGCATTGGTAAATGTTAAACTAGTGCCTGTAGCAGTATAACCAGTAGTAACAATGTTACCGTTTACAGTAATACGGCTTGTTGTGCCAATTGGATACTGTGTTGTATAGCTAGTGCCGTTGGCAATGAAAGATTCAATGCTGCGATCAAACACATAAACTGCACCTGCTGCACTTACTCCGTTA